CGCGATGATACGAGGTGTTTTGAGAGTCTTTGGAACGGGAATAACCCTTACGGGTTTCTCCTGATCCTCCGGAACAAGCGTCATCTTCTGGAACTCCCCACTATCCATTGCATTCACGTTAGCAAATGCATTGTCTAGAAGGGGGAAGTAAGGTTCCAGACGCTCGTGCCAAACTGAGTTAAGATACTTAGCGTTTCCGTTAAGTCTTTCCCCAGTTGCTCCAGGGCCATGCTTGGGTCTAATATCCAATTGCAGATCAATCTGCAAAGGGAAAGTATTAGACCATAAAGCACGACTAACGTTAGCGAAGTATTCGCTATCGCTCGGAGTAATCGGCCTCTCGAAACTGTGCTCCACCATGGCGAACTGTGCGAGTGCCTTGCGAACTCTGATCGAGCTGCAAGGAACTTTGAGCTTCTTGAAGGCATGGGCAATTTGCCTGATACCTTCAACAGCTTCAATGCTCGGTTCATCATGTAGTCCTCCTGTCTCATCGAACACAAGGTCGAAGAAACCTCGCAGAAATGCGGGGGTCTTCCCCCTCTTCCGAAATGAACGGAAAAGGGTAGGACCTAGCTGGCTGGTAGATAGACTCCTTTCGAAGTCTTTCCCCAACTCGGGAAGGGTTATCGTTAGGAACGACAGCCCCTCGTGTTCGACCCGTGATCTAATTGTTATCAGATCGCGGTTATCGAGTGATAGGCCAACACACTTGGCTACTGCATCTTCATAGATACAGATAGCCATCTCGGTTAGGTCACTTGCGTGGCTTTTCAAGGTTCCCTCCTACCGGGGGGTAGCCTTCCAGCTACGCGTGCTCCTCCCTACATTAGTAATAATGTAGGCAAACAGAAACCATCTTACTCTGCTGGTCGGGATCCCTACGGACCCCGACCATGCGTAGTCAAGTTGTCGTTGGATGATTACATTCCATCGACTAGCAAGGCAATGAACTAATGTTCATTACCAAGCACCTTGAGTACGTTAGCAGTCGTAAGCCAGGCCTTAAAGCCCTGGATGACATCGTCTATCGTGTCGTCGTCGAAACCGTATTCAGGTTCGTCGACAACAAGATACACGCCCAGATCCTTGTACTCGTTTACCGAGGTCAAGGGATCCGCAGCAACCACACGTTGATCCAATCGGATCATACGTCTGGTCCTCGTCTTTGTCTCCTGATGACTGACTGTCATCTTTAGAGACTCATCCGAGTCTGCGTATTCTGAGCGATACCCGTCCGATTTAATTCGGTTTAGGGTAAAAGGGACGGCGTCAATAGTAACTGTTTGTGGATCGGAGAAAGCCATAGCTGACCTCCCATGAGAAATTTAAGCGTGGGATTCGGATTAGCAGCAGCTTGCTTAAGGCTACAGCCGGAAGCACCGAACCAGTGGGTGGCACATTCTAACTACCGCAATCGAGTTAATCCGAGTGCGGCTAGAATGGACCACTGACGTGAAGTGAAGTCACTTCCCGTCAGACCGAAACCAAAAGGCGAAGCCTCCACTCTGGACTTTCGCTGCAAAGCGGCAGTCCAGGAT